TCCATAGCTTCCACTTACCATATCTACTCGCTTGTGCTTCGGACGTACAGCCCATAGCCGTAACTTCTTGTGTAATAGTAGTTCCTGTCTCTGAAATATTTTGACGATCTTCTACTAAAAGAGGTTCTATCTTATAGTCATTTCTAGGATTATTCCAATATACTATAGCTTGGTTAGGTCTAGTCTTACTTCCTGTGCCTTCGTATTCAAATTTTCCATCAATAACATTAGCTTTTGTAAAGTTTGCTACAGGATAAGAAGGGGCATCGGGGATAGGAGTTATTTTACCTTCCATAAAGTACAGCATACCAATAAAGTTAGTAGCGAGGTCTTTTAGTACTTTATAGGAATCTACAGCTTTCGTCAAGTATACATTTAAAGTATATCTTGGCTCTAATCCGCCTTTTCCATCTGAAACTAATTCATCACAGTATCTTCCCAGCCTATATAAAGCATATTTATCAACATCTAAAGAGCTAATAAAATCTCCTAAACCATACCTATTGTTAGTAAGAATATCATAAAAAATCCAAGCAGGATTATTAGTATAAACTTTTTCTGATCTAAAAGATCCATCCCAATCTTGATAAGTACTTGTTATAAGTCCTGTGTCTGTATCTCTTTTATATGAAGATATTCCGTCAGAAGCTTCGTCTCGAGTAACATAATTAGAGGGTACAGATATTAATAATCCCTTTGCATGGTAACTTCTTTTAGGCATCTTCTGGTGTCTTTTTGTGTTAAAGGACACCTTACCCATTGCAGTTAATGGGTAATTAAGTATATCTTTTGTAATTAGAGTTACGGTAGCCATTTGAGCAGCGGTAACATTTGTCCAGTCCTTGCTTCTTTTACCTGCTTTACTATATCCATCATCATCATCAGAATCGATTCTAGCAACTACTATTTTGAAATCCTCAAAAGGTCGTAACTTATCTATATCTACTTCGTGTTCAAAGGTTCTTGCATTTTTATACTTACCTTTGTGAGTAACTGTTTTCGTTCCAAAGAATGTAGACCAGACTCCATTTTCTTTTACCTGTGCAGAAATTTTATATCTAATATAAGTGGTTTTATCGTCGCCATCACCGTTTCGGGCATAGAATCCACTACCGTAGTTAATTCTAAAAATAAGAGTATCTACTTCCATAAGCTGGGAAGACGACAATCCTAGGTTACCACTACCTTGTAAAGTTTTTGGGGCTTGAGTGCCACTGCCGTAACCAGTGCTTTGCTCAAATTGTTGCCCTATATTTACAGTTACACCACTTGAACCGTGTCCTCCAGAACCGCTCAAAGGTGGCTGAGTTAAGTGACCTGTAAGAAACTGTACCTGAGTACTCGGTATTTTTGCACCTATCGACTGATTTTTATGATTAAGATCTTTTGCGGCAATTAAACCTAAATTTTCAATTTTGTGTGTTCCGCTAGGGTGGGGCCAGTTATCTTTCAAAGTAACAGAAGTACCAGAAATACTTACTATACCCACTGCGGAATCCATTTCTAATTTGTAGTCTCCATTTGGTACTACTGTTGATGCTGCATAATATTCTCCCCCATTCAGGACAAAAGAGCCGTAGTCATTTGGACCTGCAGAAGGTGAAACTATATTGAAGCCTTGACCGGAAGCAGGTCTATCTGTGATAAACCCCTCCACAACTCCATTTCCTAACAAAGTAGGAGAAGTTCCTGCTATTTCTTTTAATCTTATAGGTCTATATTTGGTGTCGTCATCAGATGTGCCTGCATTTAATAGGCTAAGAAGGTTTCCTGACCGTGCTCCTGGGCCTGTAACGGTATCTGCAGTAAAAAAGTCCTCTGCCTCTAAACGAGATGAATATGTTCTATTAAGAATGTTACCAGTGGATATATTGGTTTTTGTAACATTGCTTGTATAAACATTTTTTGCAAGTACAAACTGGGACACTCCAATAGGTTGTCCATTTGCAGCGGATGTAATTACTGTTTGAGAAGTAGTACTTAAAGTTGCATTCTTACTTCCGTTTGTAAAAGTAAGAGTTACCTGAGAGTTTACTTGCCTAGTTCCTGCAGCTTCTACACTAGATATTCTGTCATTATCCAAAAATACACTAGCTTCGTTATTTACTAGTCCATAAATTGGGCCTTCTGAAATCACATCAGTTACGGAAAGCGTTGAAGACTCTCCGTTTCTCATTCTTTCGGTTAACTGACCTCTTTCTCTTCCGTCTATTCTTGTTCCACGATTAGCCATTATGCAAAAGTTCCTCCGCCAATACCACCACTAAAGCTTACCTGAGCAAAGGCAGTTCCGGTATATCCTGTTAAATCAACTGTAGGGGTTATTGTTTCGTCCAAAGGTTTTATAAAACCTTGTGATGTTGTTATATGAGAAGGATTTCTAAAATCCCCTTCTATCATATCTACTGCTACTACTTTTCCGGGTACTCTTAACTCTCCATACAATATAGGTATAGGGTCACCCTCTGTTACGTTTCCAGAGTCAGAGCCCCCATAAAGATAGTTAGAAGGATTATCATTATCTACAGAAGGGTCTGGCATCATCATTTCCATAATGCCCATTATAGCAAGATTAGTAGCTACCATTGCAAGTCCGAAACCTAAATTGGTACTCATTGCTGCACCAATTAACTGACCTGTAGTCATACCAGCCGCCGCCGCCGAGCCCGCTGCTGCTGCACCAATAGCTGGCAAAGCAACAAATACAATTACCAAAGCTACTACTATTTTTATAGCTTTTTTAGATCCTGCAGGAACTAAAGAAATAGTTACATCTCCCTCTTCCAAAGAAGTAAGTAGTTCTTCTTGAGGTATCTCCTTTCCTTGATGTACTATATTCATACATATATCTTCCTGCTGGCATTTGTGTAGAAAAGGTTTAAAGTCGGGTCTATTTGCATTTATGCACTTAAAAATATCTTGATAAGTATCACTGTTCACAGTAAAACTTGAACCAAAACGTTCTCCTAATTCTCCTTGTAGATAAACTTTACGGCGCATATCTATAAACTCCTGTTAAATATTTTTTCCAAAATGGATATAAATTTTCTCGACATGATAGTCTGTTTTCTGCATGGTGAAAGAATAAATCATCTCCTAAGTAAACACCACAATGGTTTGCTATATTTGATTGTACTGTAAATATTAGCACATCATTTTTTTGTATATTTCCTTCGACTCTGACATAATTATAATTTTTTATCATTTCATCAGTAAAATAGTCTAAGTCCTTATCCCACCAATTATCTTCAAACGCTTTTCTAGCTGGGATATGTATATCTTGGCTCGATAAATAATCTCTCATCGCTTCAAAACAATCATTTGTGCCAAATTCGTAAGTCCTTCCATATAATGCTTTTGCCTTTCTTTCAGGTTCTTGTATATGAAGTTCCATATTAGGGTAGCTAAAAATATAGTAAGGTAATCCTATAGCGTTACAATATTTGATATCCGCAGGGCTAGGAGTACAACTAGCGTCTGGATGGCTATGAACTATGGCTACAATATCAGCTCTATGGGATATATTTATATATTCTGTAGAGTCTATAATAAAGTCGTCCTTATCTTCTGCTACATTGGTACAAGGATACCACTTTGACTCTCCTTTTACTACTGCAAAAACTCCACAACCTTCTCGTGGGTAGCACTCTTCAAAATGCTTTCGTATATCTTCTAAGTGTTCTTGCATATTAAAACTTCGCTGTGCCAGGGAATCCGGCAAAAGGTAATACTGATGCATTCAATTTATTACTGGAAGGCAATGTGTTATAACTATGATTGGCGGTTTGTCCTTGAAATCTACACTTACATGAATTTATTAACTTTCCGCAGGCCTCTTCTCTGACCCAGTATGCACTATTTTGTGATGGTGTATTATTTTGGTTAGAGTCTACTAAAGATTTAAAAATCGTTGTAACTGTTACACCATTAATAGAAATAGATGCTTTTACTAAAGAGTCTTTACTATATGAGGACGAAGCAGAGTAGTTTTCAAATGTATAAACTCTTTGCCAATATAATTCTCCCGAAACGTCTCCAGGACGAATAGTAGAATTTGATGTATGCTTCTGTTTTGCTACATAGTACTTATTATTTCTTTTTACATAACTATTTTGAGTATATGCTGTACCATCGTTATAATTACTACTATGCGAAGTAACATGATAGGTTAAAGCCATAGGTTCATCAAATACATTAAAGTAAAAAAACTTATTAGAACTACTATCACTAGAGTCATAGTCCTCTAGCTCTGATACAGGACTCCAAGTACAACCTCCTTTACCATGAGTAGAGTGTCCTTGATACTGCCAACTACAATACTTCCCTACTTGTATTCTTCTAGGTAGCTGTATGCCTTCTAAGTCATAAGCTACTGCTAGCTCGAAACTGACTAACATATTGTTTTCGGCGGAAACTCTATCTATCTTATATCTTACGCGGGACATAGTAACAGGGGGGTTACTACTACTACCCAGACCATTATCTAAATATTTATCAAAAGTTATACGAGATACTAATGTAGAACCTACTAAATCATTAAAATTTCTAATACCTAGACTATTTTTTAGAATACTGCCCACGTTAGCAATACTTAAAGTAGGACGATTTATTGAGCCATCTGCAGAAATTTCCATGCCGTCCAATTCCATAGGCATAGCTACATAGGTCTGTACATCTCCACTACTATCTGCTCTGAACTTAATTTCTCCGAATCCTTGATTAACTCCGGGATGAAAATACTTCTCCCCTCCTGAGGCTAGTTGAAGATCGAAAAGCTCTACCTTGCCCTCATTAATCTCAGACTGTTGAGCATCTGTTGCTATTATATTTGTCATGCTTCATAAACTCTTTTTACATTTACGGTTAAAGAATAAAAGTTATCGTACTGATAATTTACACTATAAGTTGTTAAAACAACTTTTACGGTTTTTTCAGATCCTGAAGTATTAGTATCAGGAATTTTTAAATTAAATTTAGTTACTGCTTTTGTAGCGTCCAGAAACAATATTACATCATCTACAAACTCTTTCGTTCTAGTTTTAAACTGAAGTGTGTAGGTTTCTTGTATAGAGTTTAAGCCTGGTGCTATTCTCTGTTCATAACCATCTCCAAAACTAGAAGTTAATACTTTGGGTCTTACTTCTCTATTCAAAGATTTATCTGGTGTTGCGTAAAGTGCATCTTTATATATAAAACCTAACGCCATTATGCGCTCCCATAAGGGCTAAGAATTCCACCCGATCTTTTTTGTTTATGTAATTCCTCTTGCACGGCTGCTGCTATACCTTTACTCATAGCTTCAAAATCAGGTGCGCCTTCAGACTCTGTTTTAGCTGTTCCATCATTAGCAATATTTACTGTAACATTACTTTGGATATCTCCTCTGGAACCTCCATTATTCATTTCAACGGGAATAGACTTACCATTAGGTAGTGGAACTACTGCTTCAGTTCCGTGCAGTTCTGCAGGATATCCTGAAGAAGGTCCTTTTGCAACACCACCTGTAGAAAATTTTAGTGCGCTACCAATGTTATTAATTCCTCCAGTTGATTGTGCTGCTAACTGTGAGGGTGCCGATGAGATAGCAGACACTGGCATAGTCGGCATACCCGCAGGTACAGCAGGCACACCAAACATGCTCATCAACATTCTAGCTACCATTAGCTGTGCTATCATAGCTGCTATTTGTTTTAGTACAGCAATTGCCATCATTTTAAAAGCATCTTTTGCTTTCATACTGCCGTCTACAATACTTGTTATTGCATTTGTGAGTCCGTCTTGCAAACTGTCTTTAATACCTTGACTTAACTGTCCAACATCTGATAAATTCTTTTTGGCTTCTGCTAATTTTGCAATACTTTCATCTAAAGCTGAAATTTTCCCTGCCGCTTCTTTGTTTATCATTTCTGCAGTATCGGTTTTTAGAGTATCTAATCCGCTTCTCTCGCCTCCGAAGCTATCAGCCATAACATCATATTTTATAGCATTAGCACTCGACATGTTAGCTTCGCCTTGTAGACGAGCTTTCTCTGTCGGATTAGTTGCTGCATCAGCCGCACTTTGAAGTTTTATAGAAGTCTGTCTTTCTTCTTCTGCTAATTTTTCTAGTTCTTTTTCTAGTAAAAGAAATTTCATGTCAAGCAGTTTAAACTCAATCTCGTTCTGAGCAAGTTTAATCTTTTCTTCTTCTTTTATGGCTATAACATCATCAGGTCTTGCCTTTTGAGCTGCTTGTAGCTCTAACTCTGCTCTGCGCTGGTCTTCTTTTAAATAAGCAAAAGGATTTGCAGATTGTTCTTTTCTTATAGTTTGATCAATACTTCTACTACTTGATGCTTTATTTAAACTGTTTTGTCTTTGCAGTAGTCCTAAGCGTTTTTCTTGTATACTTAAAAGCTCTTTCTCATGGCCAAGCATCTTTTCAGTTATTCGTGCATTAGCCATTTCAACAGTAGTTTGATATAAATCTTGTGCAAGTTTTACCCTGTCTTCGTCTACTCCGATTAAAGCTTCGGCCGAGGTTTTTTGTTCATTTAATAAATCTACTCTTCTTTGCTCCACTTCATTGTATGCAACATTACCTTCGCTATCTTTTTTGGCTGTTTTTGCTAACTTATCTAATTCTGCATTAATGTTTTTTAATTTTTCTCGATTATTAATCTCTGCGATTTGAGCTTTAATAAGTCCTTGAGAGTATTGGTTACTAATGCTATTTAATCTTGTAATTTGTTGTTGAGTTTTCTGAGCGTCTATAAGTCTATCATGAGCAATTTCATTTACGGCACTTGCTACAACTGCTTCTTCTTTCAGTAATCCTAATTTTTTTAGTTGTTCTTTTTGGAAAATGCTTAAAGAATCTACTTCTACTTTAGCCTTTCCTTTAAAGACGTCCCCATTTTCTTTAAGTGTAAGTCCTTCATCTTTTAAGATTTTATTTAAGTTGTCTTGTTCTTTTGCAATATTTTGAAGAGCAGTATCCGCAGAGGTTAAGGGGGCTAATCCGTTTCGTAAAGATCCCATCGAGTCACTAGTAGCTTTTGCATTTGTTGCTACCGCTGCATAAGCTAAACCGGCTTCAGAAGCGGCTGCTGCCGTTTTCTTAAACTCTGAGGTGCTAATCTCGCCCATCGTATTTAAACTCTTAAGATGATCTTGGAATGACTTAGGTAAAAATCCATATCTTTCCTCAAATCCTTCTATTTCTTTAATTCTATCATCTACGAACTTTTTAGAGGCCTGCTCTGATTCGCTGAGTATATTTTCATCATCTCTAAAAATGTTGAAGAAGCCTCCAGCATTTCTAACTGTTTTCTTTCCAAAAATAGCATCTAATTCGTCTTGAGTTTGAACTATATCAGCGTTGACCTTACCAAGCTCTGAAGGTGCTATATTCCCTTGAGACTCTAAGTCTGCATAATGTTTCTCTAAACGCTCTTTCTCTTTTTGTAAAGCTGTTACTTGTAGTCTTTCGTACTTTTCAGTATAGCTTCTTAAATCTTTAATTAAAACGTCTTGCTGATCTGTACTAAGAGATTGGTTTGTTTGACCGATTGCAGAAGCAAACTGGGTTTGTCCACCTCCCTGCTTAGTCACTGCCATTTGTACTTCTAATAAACTTCTATACTCTTCATTTAATGAAACTATTTTATCACGAGTTCTATCTAGCATTATCTCGTGGGCACTAATTTCTTTTCCTGTATCAAAAAAGTTTCTAATTGTTTGGAATACAGTTACAGCAATACCTGCCCAACCTAGCCAACTTAGTAGTTTCATAGCACCAGCAGCTACGGCGGCACCGGCAGACATTACCCCTGTTTTCAAGGCCTCATACCCTAGTCTCATTCTATTAGTATTTTTATTACTAGCATTAGCCATTTTTTCTTCTTCGATTTCTATCTGCTTAAATCCTTGTGCCATATCAAGAACAATACCCGCCTTTAAGCCTTTAAAAATACCTCTTGTAACTGTTTCATGTCTTTCGTACTTAGCTTCAACAGCTTTTAGACCTTGACCAATTCTAGTTCTCTCTCTTTTATCTAAACCTGAAAAACCCTTCTTATCCAAAGCTTGTAGAGTAGGTCCTTTATTTGCTAGATTAGGGTCTGATAATGCTTTCTGTGCCATTGAATCCATGGCTTTTTTCTGCTCAAAAATTGCCGCTTTAGATCTTTCAGCAGAAGTTGCCATTTCATTATATAATTTTTTCTGTTCTGTATAAGACTCCCTTGCAGAGTCTCTTATTCCTTTTAAATCTACGCCCATTGCCTTTAAAGGGCCTGTAAGTAGTAATCCAAAAGATGCAAAAGCAAGAACAGGAATTTGTTCCAACGCTTTAGCAACGGCAGAAGCTAAAGGTAGTATACCTGTTTGAATAGACATTACAACATCATCCATTGCTTTACCTAGACGATTAAACTGGTTTACTGCACCTCCACCTGTTACTTTCAATATTGCTGCATACTTGCTCTCTGCTTGATTTAACACTTCATTAGTAACAGCTTGACTTTTCTGATATACAGTTAAAGCATCTTTATTTAACCCTAAAGCATTTGCGTAGTTTTTCGATGCTGTTTCAAGTCGAAGAATAATACCTAATTCATCAAGAAGTTCGGGTTCTGCTTTTGTAACACCTCGTACTAAACGGTTAAAGGAGTCTGTTACGTCTCTACCAAGTACAGCGGAGACATCTTTTGCGGCGGCGCCTAATTTGTTTAATTGCTCGGGACTTAACCCTGCTGCAACACCAATAGCTGCTGCTTGGGAAGCATCTCGGAAAGTGATCTGTGCACCCGTAGCTTCAACTATAGAATCTGATAAGCTTTTCATTGCAACACCTGTTGCGGATGCGTAGGCCTGTTGACCTTTTTGAAGAACAGATAGATCACCTGCTCTTTTAAAGAATTGAAATGCAGCGCTTACTGCGAACATTTGGGCAGCTAAACTAGCATAAGCACCAACAAGACCGCCCATACCTTGTTGCATTTTTGAAAAGTTTTTACTAGTATTAGAGGATTGAGCACCTACCCCTTTCATATTTCGGTCAGCGGTACGTGAGCTAGTAGATAAATTATCTAGCTTGTCAGAGGTTTTTTTCGCATCAAGACCTACCTTTTTAGTAGACCCTTTATCATCGACTTTTACATCAATGTGAATTTTATTCTTTGCCATTAGCCCTTAACATTATGGGTGTACTTTCCAGTACTACCGCTTGCAGACTTTCTCTCTGCTGCTTTTCTTTTCTTCTCTGCTTGCTCTGCTCTATATGCTATAATCATGCCTTCGTACATTTTCATAATATATAATATTGTCTTAGGTTCGTCTACAGTATATAAATTAAACAAATATTCGACATTACCCCATCTCTTTCCTAAATAGGACCCTGATGATCCATCCCATACATCTTCAAGAAAATCAAATATAAAAAATGCCACTTGAACCTCAGATGGAAAATCTGAGACCTCTAGCGGCATTTTTTCGGGGTCAGGCTCTTCTCCTAGTTGTTCACAGATTTTTAAATAAGTATCTAAATCTGTTTGATTAGACTGCTTTACATATTTTTCAAGGAGGGAATGAATTTCCCCTACTTGTTCCCAGTAAAATTTTCTAATTCACTTACTGTCTCTGTTACCCACTGATCAAAATCAGTTGAGTTTCTCATTAACAACTCGGAATTTTCTTGGGTGTATAGCAAGCAATCTTCTGGGTCAAGAGACGATATATCTACCAATAGAAGCTCTTCCAGGTATTGATATTTTAGACCTGACCAACCTTTAATTACTGCTCTACAGTATTCTACTAAAAATTTATCGTCATCTAGTATTTCTTCAGACTGACGACTTTTCTTATTATATTTTGTAGTAATGCATTTTTTACGAAGTTTTACTAGTTCTTCTCTAGCTAAATAACAAAGACTTATTTTCATACCAGAGTAGCCAGGAAAGTCTATATTTACTGTTTTACTTGGAGTCATTAGACTTGCCAAAGAAACGGGGGTATCGCTCATGTTTATTATCCTTAAGTTAATTTGTGTAATGAAAAAAGGGGTGAAAACCACCCCTTTATTCGATTTTCTATTACATAGTATAGTCGAAATGACCATCAATGTCAAGAATTATTTTTTACTAGGTAACTATTATAGTGCTTTACCTTTATACTGTAAGCTACACTCGTTCTTACCATCAATAGTACTAGGTAATGCATGGAAATTTACATCTAAAGAGATAATATCTTCAATAGAGTGTGTAGGAATTTCCAAATGAGTAGTAGGCATAGTTACTTTTAGTAAAGGTGCGTTTGAACCACCAATACTAAATACCGCATTATGGCTGTTAATAATACTGTCAGTAGCTTCGGCAATAGTTTCAAACAACTCTGCACTTCCATCATCTTTACCATTTAAGTAACAAGTAAAGTTACCTCCAATATTTCTAGTACCTGTAACGTGTCCTACAGGCTGATTTACTACGCCCATTGTTTCCGGAGTAATGAAAGTAATATTATTAGAAATTGTAATATTACCGCCGGTTAGAACTAGTCCGTAGTTTGTGCTACCATTACTTAATGCTAAAGAGGTTAGACGGTTACGAATAAAGTTACTTGTAGCAGTTGTACCCTCTGTATTGGTAGCAGTAATAGTACTATTTTCATTTTCTGAAATTAGCTCACCAAAGCCCGACCAGTTAATAGTTGCAAGACCTTCAATATCAAAGTCAATTGCTGCTTCATTTACAACACAGCCTGTGATTTTATATACTTGCTTAGTAGCTTCTGCATTAGCAGATCCAATTACAAAGTAAAGGTTAAAAGTACCTAAAGCCGCTTTGTTGGAGTCTTGGAAATCAAATTCTAACTCTGAAGCATCTCTAGTATTGAAACCAGTAAACTTACTAACGCTTGATGCTGTAATACCGTTTACTTGTACTTCAAGATCAGAATCAATATCGCTAAGGCTTTCACCTAAAGCGTCTGCTAGATCTTCTGCTGAGATAAATAATTTATCATCATCAGTATAACCACTACCTTTATTACTTGCATTAAGAGCTACACTAATTACACCTGAGTCGTTTACAGTTACATCTAACTGAGCATTTCTACCATCGCCATCTGTAGATGTAGAAATTCCGCTTACTGTTTGTTCTGTAAGATCAGTATCAGTAGTTGGAACAGAGGGGTTATCAATAGCTGTCACAGCACCTGTAGAAGCATTAGCGGCTACATAATCACCGTCACCAATCATTGCGCCCCATAAAGCTTCTTCAACAGCATAAACAGAACCATTAGTATTACTATCAGCACCGCCTGAAAGGAAAGGACGAATATATGTTTGGAAACTCCACTCTGCAGGAGCATAAGAATCATTAAACATTCTTCTACCACGACGAGTTTCGCCCCCAGTAGTAGACATTTCGTTCAATGTAACTTCCGAAGTATTTGTTGCTTGAGAGAATTGATATCCTTCTAAAACCGGCACTTCATAGATTCTGCCTTGAGCAGACCCATTAGAAGGATCGATAGGCTCTAGAAAAACCTTCGTATCTCTACTAAAATATAGTTTATCTGTCATAGTTTATCTCCTATGTATCTTGAAAAGGCTAGGACGTGAACGTTTGCTCGTGCCTGCATTTTCTAGTATCGAACCTCCATCAGTATTTCACCGACTCCTAAAGGCTCTAGTACACCTTCATCAGTATCTATACTGATGACTGTGATTTGTTGAGTATATTGGTTCGTGCCTGTACGATCCTTATACGTTAATTTTGAATTATCCTCTAATACTGTTTCTACATCCTCTAAGAGTTCGTCTAAAGCAGTTACAGAATCTTCGTCTTGCACATAGCATCTTGCTGTTACAGTAAGAAATCTATGTTTTTGCCCTCCTCCCTGGTATTCTCGTGTTTCAGAGCCCGCATTTAAATGTATTGCGGGAAACTCTTCAACTTCATCCCAGAATTTTAGCCTTGGAGATACATTCTCATTTAGATCAGAAAGAAAAGCTCCACTACCATTTATATCTTTTAACTTTTCTGCGAGTGCGGAAACAATTCCAGAACGTCTTGTAGTATATTGTCTCGTACTCATCACTCTCTCCTAGTATAAAATCTGCCCAAAGCAAACTCTGCAGCAACTTCTCTAATTGATCTGTCTATTAAAGTTCTTGGGTCTCTTTCGGGGGTAGCCCAATTACCTGAACTTCCCATTTCAAACACCTCATAAGGATTTCTTTGATAAGTATATCCTATACTAGGAAACCCTTGAGGAGTTTGCATAATATTTGTTACTTTTACGCTCTCTGCAAACTGTCCTGTTCTATTTTGAAGCCCAGGCTCTCTCATATTTCTTCTAACTGTATCAGGAAGTTTTTTATTTAAAACACCTATTAACTGTAAAGGACTGCTTGCAACTCCTTTACTATTTCTTCTTCTTTTATTAGGGGTTCGTAACTTTTTACTTCTACTTTTACTCTTAGTTTTTTTAGAAACTTTTTTTGCAGTAGCCTTAGTTTTTTTCTTAGTACGCTTTCTTTGCGGGTCTAATACTTGTAATACATCTTCTGTTATATCTTCTACTAAGTTAGGGGAACCTTTTAGCCCTGAAATATCTGTATTACCTATAAGGCGTGCAAAGTGTTCTGTCTCATTCCTAACAACACCTGCAAAAGCTTGTCCTGCTAAAGCAGATAACTTTCCTTTAAATTGATTAAGCTCATCCCATTCTGCCTCAATTACTAGCTTACCTTCTACCCCTTTGAGAATGTCTACATCTTTCTGCCAGGTAGAAGTTAAATCTGCCCCATTTGCAGCAATATCTCCTAGTTTCTGTATTAGTTGGTCTTTATTTTCTCCAACCGTTCCCATAATTTTATCTATTTTATCTATCTGAGTAAGCAACTGAAGAAGAGCTAAAGCAGGTTTTCTTCTAGAATCTTTTTTATCTATTTCATTTAGAAAAAGAGATATCATACCTCGAAGAACACTTACGTTTTGATGCCCAAACTCGTAACCTTCTTTAAGCTCTGGAAAAAGTTTCTTATTTACAGATTTAATCTGTCTAAAATTTAAGTTACCTTTTGCCGCTTTTTCTCCAGTACTTGTTTGAAACTGCATACCATCAAAAGAAAACTTTTTTCTCGAAGAGGCTCTTTCCTCTTCTGGTATGCTTTGAGCATGCTCTTCGTATGCCTTTAAAAACTCATTATATCTTTCTTTGTATTGTTCATCTAAATCAAAATACTGCTTAATTTCAGGTGTTCTATCTATTAACTTTCTTAAAGTAGTTGCTCTATAGCTTCTGCCCTCTGCCATATTATCTACAAGTTCTTTTATAGATTTTGGTTTTGTAATAGACATTAAAAGTTTTTATACAGATCCAAGACTCTTTTAATGTGGTCAGGGAACGCTACGTTATTTCTCTGACTTGAAGAAGCATTATTCTGAATGCTTGCACCTGCTATTGTTTGACGAGCTTTGTGCTCATCTTTATGATAGTAAGTAATCAAATCAATAACTGCTAGTTTTAAATCCTCTGGGCATGAAGCATATCCAGCATTATAAACTACTTTTACAGCACCTGGACCGTTGGGCCAGTTTTTTGCCCTACCGTTTGAGTTTACTCTATAAATACTATCGGTAGTATTATCTACATAATAGTCTTCGTTAATTACGAGAGTAGTATAGCTATCTGATAAGTTTTCTCTTTCTTGAACACTATGCACTGATGTTACGGGGCTTTCTGTAAGTTGTACAATATTCGAAGCCCAGTTAATACTAAGAGTTTCAGTTTTTCTACTGTCATCTGCGTAGAAATCTACAATACTATTTCCACAATAAGTTTTTACTAATTGACTCACGGAAACTAGTAAAGCTGACAGACGAATATCATCAGAAGTTTTCTGAATATTCTCTGAGTCTTTATATTCTGCAAGTGTTATTAAATTTGCCATAATTCTATAAGTCCATTAGTAAAAACTTGGGGGAGGCGAACCTCCCCGAAGTTTAAAAGTAAAAGTATTACTATTAACCACCTGATGCTGCTGGGTAACGAATAATCGAAGCAGAAGCATTATCTGCAACCAATCGGTCGAAACCAACTGACTGACTAGCAACAAGGTTAGTCTTCTGATTAACAACAGAGTACTCAGTCTCGAAGTTTACACCACCAAGACGTGGACGTACAAAGTTAGCAGTATTAACCATCATACCTGCAACGTTTTCTACAGTTGCAGCAGGCATAAGGTCAGAAACTACAACCTTAATACCGAAGATACTACCAACTTCACCAGTTAGTTTAGTAGCTAGATCGCTACCAATTTCTGAGATGTCAGTAAATCCAGTTGTATGAATGAGTGAGTAATAAACGTCTGGAGCAACAATGATAGCTAGATCATTAGTGTTCTGTCCATAAGCACCTAAGTTAGAGCGTAAGCCTGCTAACTGAGCCGGAGTAGGACGACGCTCTGTTGCTGCACCCACAAGACCAGTGGTCTCGGTACCTGTAGCAAAACCATTTGCTAGATTGGCAACAGTTTGAGTATTCTCTTTACCAATTAGACCTTTAATACCACTAGCAGGGTCTGTAGAGCCATGACCAAGAAGAATAGCTTTATCGATTGCTACAGCGTGAGCTTTTGCAAGCTGCTTAGTAAGCTGTGGCAATAGTGATACAACTAATTGCTCATCTAGGTCATTGCTTAGAGAAGTACCTGCGATTAGACGATAGGCTGAAACAGTAACGTCGTCGAAAGAGTAACCGTCTGATCCAGTACCTGTGTCAGTCAATGAAGTAGTATCAGTGAAACCGCCCGTATTGAAAACAGCCGCTGCAGGCTTTTTAGAAATAGGAAGTACAGTTTTACCTGAACTTACAGCTAGTTCGTCAAAAAGATCGCCTAGTTGGCTTGCATAAGATACTTCGTCAACAAAGGTATTAGAAATAATAGTGTTTAAGCCAGAAGCTGCCTCTGCAACGTCAACGCCTGCTTTTTCGATAACGCCACGACCATAGGCAGTGTCGAAACCTTTATTAGTAATAGCACCTAAAAGTTTAGCATTTAGGAACTCTTTACCAAACGAACTTAGGTCACCTGATGATTTACGATCAGCAAAAGTTTTTTTGCTGTTTTGCATAGCTTCGATTTCAGCTTTCTTCTCTGTAAGTTCAGTACGGAAAGTTTCCATAACTTCTTGTAGAGAAGCGTCTTTTTCAGACATTTTAGCGTCAACGTCTGCCATAAGTTTTTCAACACCTGATTCAACACCAGAGTTTACTACGCTTTTAATTGATTCTGCTTCTAAAGCTTTCGCTTCGTCTGCTTCTTGAGCTGCTTTAGCTTGTGCTTCTTCAGCTGCTTTTTGCTCGGCTTGCTTCATAGCAATCTTAGCAGCAGTATCTTCTGCTACTTGTTTTGCGAAAGCTTCCAAGTCGATGTCTTTATTATCCATCTTGATCTCCTGATCTGCGGATATATCATCCGCGCTTTTCGGTGTGTGGTCACTAGCTATATTTGAAGAAGTATCTTCGTCCTTAGCCAGAGACTGACCGGCTAGATCTACACGATTTGTGAAAGTTTTTTTGAATTCATTGTACTCTTCATCAGAGTCAAATGACTTCGCGAGCGAAAAAGTAGCTGATTGATTGCATGGTACAGATACTACCGATACCTCAAACAGCTCAGCGTCCTTAATCATTAGTCCATCGGTTTCCTTTAAATAATCAGCGTCCTTGACTCGAAAACCAACAGAAAAGGCTCCAAGAACACCGTCTTTAACAAGTTGTGCAACATTAGCAGGCGCCGCCTTACTAATCTTACATTCTAACTCTAGTCCATCTGGTCCGGCTTTCAGACCTGTGGCTCTACCAATTGGCTTATCATAATCGTGATTAAATAAGATAATTGGATTTTTTTCAAAATTTGCAAGTCCACCCTTTGTCCAAGCTTCAGCAGATATCGAGTCACCCGCGCGATCAAAATCAGCAGTGCTTGCCATACCACGAATCATCACAGAACCATCATCGGTTTCGTGAGATTTGAAAGTAGACGTTAAATTAAATAGTTTATTCATAACTATTTTCCTTTCTTAACTGCTGGTTTCGCAGCAGGCTTAGCCGCAGCTTTTGGCTTTGGTGTAGCTTTTGGCTTTGGTGTAGCTTTTGGCTTTGGTGTAGCTTTTTTAGATCTATATAAACCCATTAGATCTGGGAATTCTCGATCAAGTACACTAATCATGTTGTTCCAATGATTAAAGATTTTTCTAAAATCAGTCATATTATTACAAGAAGGGATGTCATGTTCCAAAAAATCGGCTTCATTAGAAATCTTTTCTATGCCGTGTTCTGCTAATAACATTGCAACTTGTTCATGAACTACTCTTCGTCTGGTGGGTGTAATCATTATTCTTCCTCGTTTTCTACAGGCCTTCCGCCTTCATCTGGGTTAGCCGCTGAACCTGCAATATTCGCAGGTACTCTTATATCCTCAGCCTCTTCTCTAGCGTCATATCCTAGAGCTTCTCGAGCTTCATTGGGGCTGATAATTCCTCCGTTTACCAAAGAAGAGTAATAAGATGCCGCATCTCTCAACTCTGGTTGAAGTGCGGGAATGTCTGTAATATCTTCTTTAATACCAAAACCAAAGTATCTTTCTACAGAGTGATTTAGTTTTTGTATTATAGGTAAAACTGTTTCTAAGTAATACAATCTCATATTTGGACGAATATTTGCATTGTTTCCTGAGTCCAATAAGATAGGTGGTATACCTAGAGCTTTTAAAATAATTTTTTCGTTTTCTAAGATAGAGTTTTGGAAGTCAAGATCTTTAAAGTTTGCATCTGTAAGAGAATCTACTTCTAAACCTCCGTCTAGTATAAGAGGTCTGCGACCTCCTGTATCTGGACGATAACGTGTCTGCCACGATACCATCATACGTTCTTTAATTTTTTCTGAAAGAGTATTCGGAGACTTTAGTACTAGTCCTGGAACCGCCCCATTCTTAAAAAAGTTATCCTGAAAATTACGCATCTGATAGATAAGTTTCATCGTGCGAACTGCAGGTTTTAGTCGAGAAACTCCTCTGTATATTGAGTAAAAAGAATTCTCTTTTACATGAATAATCTCGTTAGGAGCATACTCTATGTCTTGATAAGTATATTTTTCAATAAATGTTTGCTTGTCTGCATGAACCGTAACTTTATCTGCGGGCAGATGGTACATATGAGCACCGTCAAAATATATAAAAATATTTCCATCTAGTAGATAATCTGTAATAAGATTTCTTCTAAACGAGCTAACATCTTGATAAGGATTTGGTTGATGATTAAGTAAGTTTTCAACTCTTGCTCTTTTTACACCTTTTACAACCCCATCATTTTTGTATTCTCTTTGAACAATCGTAGGTATTGCAGCAACGTCATCTACAAGCATATTGACGCCACGATTTACAATTTCTAAACGCTCATAGTATTGCTCAAAGCTAAATACTGGCTCTCTCGAAGACTCCTTTTCATTCCCAATATATTGTTGGGCAGGATTCAACTTCTCTTCGACAGGTGTTTTACTAAAAGGATTATACCAAGCCATGTTTTTCTCTTTGAATCTGTACCCAGCGCATTTGTTTCTTTGCAGTTGCTAGCGCAGGATCTTTACCGTAAATTGAATGAAGTTTTAAATGATGAGCATGACACAAAGTAGCTGTGTGATCATATAGCTCAGCATGATGCTCTTCTATAAAATCATCCCGAAGTGCTTGAATGTACTCGGGATTGTGATTGTTATCTTTTATCCATTTGTTTAACAATGGTGTGAGACTGTAAAAGTGGTGAAAGTCTAACTGCTCTGTTGCACCACAAATCTCACAAGAGGAACCCTTCTCATACTTAGATTTTGCCTTATCTCGTACATACTTTACAATGTCACGTTTTAACTTAGGCATTTTCCTCTGGTTCCTTTATTTTTCATTTAAAGAATTATATCTAGTTTAAGCTAACTTGTCAATAACTATTTTTGAGCTGGTATCATTAGAAGGATACATTTGAGATTTGAAATGAGTATAATCCGTATCGCAACGCATCTGCCATGTGAGATGCCATGTTGTGTTTCGGTTTTTCCTTCATTAGATTAGGATTCGGGTCCCACTGATACGCATCAAGGCAGCTCAAAGACTGTTTTGCTTCTTGATCAACAAAGAGTATGTCGTTCTCAATAATTCCCGATACATGTCCAATTCCGTCAAGTACGGACTTCTTAGCGTTGATGGTGGAAATATCGTAGTTCTGCGCGAAATCAAAGCGTGTTTGTTGAGCGGCTGAATCAATATAAATGTAATCAATATCCCAGCGATCAATGAGTTTCTGGATTTCGGCAGCGTGCTGTTCAGTAGTTCTTTCAGCATCGAAGTATTCGTCCACCAAATAGTATTGTTCTGAATCCCAATCATACGCAATAACGCACATTGCTGTCGGGTCTTTGTAACCGACATCCAACCCCGCAAAGACATCCATTCTACTAGTATCGAGTTGAGAGAAGGTCTTTGACTTGGGTTTCAAAGTTGAATTTCCAGATCTGTCCTTCATAAGTATTAAAATCAGGCCTCGTACTCTTGTTTAAATTCTGCTTCTGACATTGACTTTCGTGCTTCGTCAATATCACTCTGACTCATTCTTGGGTTATCTTTGTAAGTTGCACGGATACTACACCATTCCGGGAAGTCGTCGGAGAATCCTCTATAGAAAAACTCAGAAAACCAGTTATTACGGCCACGGGGAGTAGATATAAATATGGCTTTAGAATTATCTTTATCAAGTGTAGGCCGTAGTGCAACATTAAAAGGCATCCTTTCCATCGGCTAATGCGCGCTTCGTCAAATATAATTAAGGTCGTAAGAACGACCTACGCAAGAGTCAACTTGGTTTACAGAACCCATTCTTACTGCGGAGCCGTTGGATATTTCAATAACTTTATCTTTGGCATTATCTTTTGTAACTTCTAAGTCAAAGTGCTTAATCAGGTTTCTTTGCAAATCAAAAGAGATCTGAGACAAGGAATAGTTGGGAGACATGATTAAAATATTGGAGCCGGGCACTAAAGACACGAGCTGTCCTATAATGTTGGCTATGTACGTTTTGCCTTGCCGACGGGAGACGGCAGCAGAGACAAAACGATATTTAGGGTTGTTAATCGCATTAATAATTGCTATCTGCGAAGGCAACGGTGTGATGTTCAGCAAATCCAAATATGGATCGACTGGAAGTTTTAGAAACCTTGTCTCAGATCTATAATCAACTAACTCTTCCGAAAGTACATCTTTTCGGCTTACTTCAACTGCCATATTAATCTTCTTTTAGTAGTGTCCAGATTCCGTAACCGAGTCCTACCCATGCTAGAAGTTTTGCTAAACCTCCTAAAAGAATAACTGACCCACAGATTCCAATAAGTACAATCCCATCCCAGGATGTACGTTGTTTTAATAGCTTACTTAGATACTTCAAGTTGTGTACCTCTTTTTTTATGTCCGTTCCATGCTACGAAACCTGCTAAACGTAGTGCATAGTATGCTAGATAGTTAAGGGCGTAAAAGCCATTTACTTCGATGCAAATGTCTCTAAAAAGACCATCCATATGTTTTTGGTCACGATAGCCAATATTGCTACCGTCTTTCTTCATAAGAGTAGCGTACTTATAACCGTAGTCATGTACTAAACCACCCATCAACAGAACTCCCACAGGCGACAGGAAGGTCGCAAGAAACTTGGGAACCGATGCGCCGTCAAACTGAAAGCCTGCAGGAATTTTATACGCTTGGTTATCAATCCAGTAGTGGAAATCTTCTGTAATTACCCACTGACGTGTGCCAGTAAGCCACATTAATATTGCGCCCCAGAAACCTTTACTTGCTGTCTTGATAGGTAGCGGTTGCATTTTAGGCATCGTAGTGTACTCAAAATTAATACGCTTTAGATCTGGTTTATCTAGTTTATTAATTATGTAGCTAACTGCAATTACTGCAATTACTACTGTCCACTGCCAAAATGTCACTGCTAAATCAATTATAAATTCCATTATTTTCTCCTAAAACTTTACTTTTCTTGGGCCAGGATAGTTTACTAAGTAATCTATATCAGGTACATAGTTCTCTGGCCATGTTATATCTGCATCTGTATTTGCATCGGGCGCTTCTGAATCTGCACAAACGGTTAGCTCTGGTAGTCTTTCGGTATGCAGCTTACCTTGACTCTCTAACTCGTCATAAGAACTTACTAAGGTAGAAAGCCACTCTTTCCAACCCCTGTCCTTTCCTCCGACATCTTTTGACTCCTCTACCACTCCATCAATTCTCATATCATAAACATAGGTAGGGTATCTATCAAAGAGATACTTCATTTCCAACCTTCCTTCCATATGTTCATGTTTATATAGGAAATAAAGTAATGTATCTTCTCCTACAACTAAAGCAGGATCGAATCTAAAACCTTTTACTGCTTTCTTTGAAAACATAACTATTCTGCAGTGGGTTTCCCATTTATTTATATATTTATAACAATGGTTTACCCATGAAGTATGGTCTGCATTTAATTCTGCGGAAAATCCATCATCCTCTCGTTCTTTTATTAGTTTACCGGCCATACCTTGTTCCCACCACTGAAAAGGTTTTAAGAAACATCTAAAACCAGCAGCTAATATATCTGCAGGGTTATTTCTATCTTTACAACCTACAAAAGGGTTATAAACTAGAGAAGGGTCTATAGAGACATTTACTCTATTATACCCTGTCTCTGCTACCATTCCATATTGATACTCTAAAGATAAAACATCTGGAGGCGATTCCATGCTCGCTATTTGCTTATATGTCCAGACTCCATGTCTTGTTAAAAAGTCATCTCCGTCTACTAACACTGCTAAGTCGTTATCGGAAGCCTCAAAAATATCTAAAAAAGAGTTTTTTCCTGTAGAGGCTGTTCCATCGCTTGTGGTAGCAGAAAACGTTATATTTTCTGCTTCGCAGTATTGTCTAGCCTCTTGCTCAAACTCTGTATCTTGGGTATTAATTACAACATGCACATCTTCTTTAGGTATATAAGAAAAATGCCTTTTTAAAGCATTAATATTTCTAGTGCAAAGTATATAAAATTTTAAAGTATTCATATTAATCTACAGGTAGAGTGGGCCATACAACACTGTTTGGAAAAGTTTCTTGCTCAGTAATATCTCTCAATGCCTGTCTATAGTTTTGCATAGCAGTGGGCAAGGTTCTATCGGATAGTGCATAAACATCGGTAGCTTGAAGTAACGCAATTCTTTTTTGTTTTATATTTAAACCTTTTTCAGTAGGTGTTAAAGCTACTACATTGTATGTGTGTGTAATTGTTGTCTCACTTTCTACAGTAGTTGGTTCTAATTTTTGGGTAGCACTATTATATTCTGGCATTGCTTCAAATACTGATTCTTTAACACTTCCAGAATTATTCGGTAAAACTACCTCATCCACGGAAATTTCTTGATGTTCCCAGAAATGTGATGCTGCATAGGAATGCTCTTTAACTACTTCTTCAATTTCGGACTCGCTGGGACTAGTTGAAGAAAATAAAGCGTAGGAACTAAAATCCTGCTTTCCTTCTTTGGAGTAGGTGATTTTTTACTTCTCTCTCTACTCCTGTATTGGGCTCAATATTATATGTTATCATGTCTATATCCTTTATGTAAACTTTACAGCAACCATCTTCGGATAGGAAGTCTGCAATCTTGCTGTCTTTATAAGATTAAATACCTCGTAAATACTTCCACTTTGAGTTTTATCAGAGCTATCCCAAGTCCACTGCATAGGGCTGGAGGGAGCTGCACCTCCATGATCTTGTACCTCTGAAAAATAAGTTGCATTTACTCTATTTAAGGAGGCGGTACTTGTAGATGTATGTACTCCTGCTCTCCCCTTAACTGTCATTGTTGTAAATCCTGCATTACTTGCATAGTTTGCGTTGATATTGCTGGAAACAGATAAAGTTACTCTATAAAAATTACCGTACTCTATGACATGGAGGCCATTCATCTTATAGTTCGTTATTATTCGAGTTTGTCTTGTCGCACTTCCATAGTTAACAGGATCATAATACGAACCATCTTCTGGGGTGTAAAAATTCTGAGCGGAACCAGTACCAAATCCATAACCTACAGTATCAGGGTTAAAAGTAGTATCTGTTCGAGTCCCTGACATTTATTCTTGAAGTTCTTACAGACGCCCCGTAGAAATCACTCATGGTCACAGGATGACTGGATTGGCTGGAGTAATTAAAATTAGTAAACCAATCAAAGAATTTTGCTCCAAACAAGGTTGCTCCAAAGCCACTGGTTCTATACAGAGTATTACTACTAAACTCTTCCCAAATATCGTCAAGTCCTATTGGGCCACTAGTTTGTAACGTCAT